TTACATTACTCATCTTTCCACTCTCCTGCAGTGCAGTTTCATACTTTTCTTCTTGTAATTCATATGGTCAATCCCATTTATTTCATAAATAGAATTATGAAAGATTACTCTAAAACCTATTAATGAAATATCAGCTACCTCTCTACTGTAGCGAATGGTAAAATCAATCTTGCTTTCATCCCATATAGCACCGCTACTTGTTTCCTCCTGCGGGCTTTCACTGCTGATAGTTGCATAGCAAGAATAGTATTTACTCCACACATTTTTATGGTTTCCTATTTTATCCACTTCAATTTTGCTTTTTTCTATAGTAATGCGTTCATTTAATAGTGAAACTTTCATTAAAATCCCGCCTTTCTTGCTCCAAATAGCATAGATCTAAGTGTAATTGTTAACTCATGGTGGTCGGCCTCTTCTCTATGTTCATAAAGATAGGCAGCCCCATATAGAACTGCCACCTTATATTCTTCAAAGTTTTCTCTGATGATTTCTTCTTCATTTTTTCTTGCAATAGCAAGGCACATCTTCTCTGCAGACTGGATAAGGGTGCTAATAAGATTATCATCTTCACTGGTATCCACCCTAAGATAGTTTTTCATTTCTTCTAGACTTACAACCATAACCAGCACCCCTTTCCATTAATTATGATGTAGCCTTAATTGGAAGAATCTGAACAGCCTCTTTTAATACAAGCTTTCCATCGACTCTCTCCTTAGCCACAAAACCAATCATTCCATTACCTGCGAATAGTTCAGTAAGTTCTTTGAAAGAACGAGCTCCTCTATCACCAATGTTGTAATAGCTAAAGTCACCAAATGCGATGGCATTTTCTGGTGCAAAAGCTGAAGTCTTAACTGGATAACCAAGAATTCTATCAGGCTCACCTTCCTGATAAGATGGCTGCCAAATATATGCACCATTGTTATCTTTAAGTTTTCTCACTTGTGCGATTGTCTTATCGTTCATTATAAAAGTAGCATTCTTTCTATATGGACGTTTTAATGCATGGATAAGGTCAATCAAATCATCAGATTTTACCGCTGTGACGTCCTTTAGATAAGTTCCTCCGTTAGTTTTATTAAAAATACCAGTTGGTTTGCCAGTACCATCACCGTTTAGGAAAGCATCTTCCTCTGCGTTTGCCAGTGCTTTACCAAAAGCTGTCAAGATATGGTCCTCTAGTTTAAATGCATTATCGTATAATAGTTCTTCTGTTACTTTGATTGCGACATGAAGTTTATGTGCATCAAGAAGCACCTGAGCAAACTTAGAATCGCCAAAGTTAAGTGCTCCACCTTCTTCAATCCAAGCTGCTGCAGGATCTGACATAGCAATATTGATTTTATGCTGACCACTTGTTGTGATAGTTGTTCCAAGAGAACGCATGATATTTTCTTCTTCAAGCGTCTCAATCAATCTGTCATCGTACTCGTCCGGAACCAAATACCCACCATCTGCATCAACACCTTCTTGAAGAACATTTTCTACTCTCTTAAAGTTCGTACGCAGAGCATTTAACATCGCATTTTTATACTCATCTCTTGCTCTACCTTTCTTTTCTTGTCTTTCTTCAACCTTCATCGGTCTATTTACAATCGCATCAGACATAGGCTTGGATAGTTCTTTATCTAGCTCTTCCATCTTCTGTAGACGCTCAATCTCTAGGCTAAAATTATGGACCTTATTTTCCATTTCGTCATAGACCAAAGCATCTTCTTCAGAAATAAGGCCGTCCTTATCTCTCTTACTATCAAGGAATGCCTTAGCACCTTCCCAAGCTTTATTACGTTTTTCAATCATCTCTAAAATCTTACTCATTTTTCTACCTCCAATTTTTCATTAAAAAAAGACGTTCCATTAATGAATCCGCCTTAATTCCTATATTTGTTTCTTTATTTTCTATCTTGCATTTAGTAGCTAACTTATCCATCAGTGAATTTACTACTTGTGCCTTTGAATACATCATGCTCACTTGTGGAACTTCCACATCGGTAGTTTCACTTCTTTTTAAGATGTCATCTGCAAAACCAAGTTCTACCGCTTTATTAGCATCCATCCATGTTTCTGAATCCATTAGATGAGATAGTTTTGCTCTGGACATTCCAGTCTTAATCTCATAAGCATTGATGATTGACTCTTTCACTTCATCTAGCATTGAGATTGCTTTTTCCATCTCTCCCTTATTTCCAAAAGCAATGGTCATAGGATTATGGATCATTAGCATGGATACCGGACTCATTAAAACCTTTGTGCCTGCCATTGCAATAACAGATGCAGCACTTGCTGCTATGCCATCAATCTTGACTGTGACATCACCCTTATAGTCGATTAACATATTGTAGATTTGAGCTGCTGCTACACAGTCGCCTCCTGGAGAGTTAATCCAAACAGTGATGTTTCCATTCCCCTTATTTAACTCATCTTTGAAAATCTGTGGTGTTACATCATCATCGAACCAAGATTCTTCAGCTATCGTTCCATTAAGGAATAGGATGCGTTCTATCACTTCCTCTTCGTTTTGGTTTTTCATTACTTGATTCTTCCACTTCCAAAACTTCTTCATTAGGTTCTTCCTCCTCTCCTTCATCACCTGCAAATGCTCCTGCACGATTTAGTGGGAGCATATTTCCATTTATGAGATACAAATCACCACCATCTTCACTTGGAATACGGTCTAGGTTTTCTAATTCTCTAATATCATTGGCAGACATCCACCCGTTTTGTCTGCCGATAGCATAGCCATTCATTCTTGATTGGTAATCTCCACGAAGGAGTCCATCAACATTGAATTTGACATAGTACTTTTTCTTTTCCTCCTCAGTAAAAAGCCTTCGAACAATGGATTGCTCCCATCTTGCTACCCAAGGATCAAGAGTGTACTTCACAAACTCTAGAGATTGCTGCTCGATATTAGAAAAGCTAGACTTCTCAAGGTCACCTACCATATGAGGTGGTACTCTGAAAATCCTAGCTATCTCATTGATTTGAAATTTTCTTGTTTCTAAAAACTGTGCTTCATTTGGAGATATTGAAATCGGTGTGTACTTCATTCCTTCTTCCAAAATCGCTATCTTATGGCTATTTCCTCCAGAAAAACCCTTAGACCAGCTTTCCCTCATAGCCTCAGGATCTTTTACTGTTCCAGGATATTCTAAAATTCCACTTGGTGTTGCCCCATTAGCAAAAAACTTAGCGCCATATTCTTCTGTTGCAATTGCCATGCCTATAGCATTTTTAGCCATAGCAATGGGTGAATAGCCAACAAGACCATCAAAACCAAGTCCAGGAATATGAAGAACATCTGACCCGTTTAACTTAACAATCCCTTGTTTTTCTGTTCCTGCATCTGAATCACTTACAAAATATTCATAGTAAATCTGGCCCTTATCATCTCTATCCACTTTCATTCTATCTGGCATAAGTGGATAAAGTCCTAAAACTTCACCCTTACCATTTCTTATAATTTGAGCATAAGCATTACCCCATAAAAGTAAATGTGTCATCATAGTTTCTCTAAAAACGAAACTTGTCATTTCAGGATTTGGTTCGTCATGCAGCACCTTATATAACGGATGCTCTATTGCTTTTTCAGTTCCTGTGTCGGTTCTAAGGTATACATGAAGTGGCAAACTTGCAACTGCTTCAGATAAAATACGTACACAGCTATATACTGCAGTCATCTGCATAGCCGAGCGTTCATTTACTCTTCTACCAGATGAAGAACCACCCATTAAAAAGCTATATGCACTTCCATTTGTTCTATTTGTAGGCTTATCACGACTTTTGAATAATCCACTTAATATTCCCATTAACATTCCTCCTAATTTTCTATATCAAAAAAGCACCTACTGTAATTAGTAGATGCTTATCGTTATGTTCTTTCATTATTTTATTTTAATAGCCATTCAATTACATCAATAGATTGAATTCCATCATATTCATCGTCAAGTGCTTTATCTAAAGTAATAACCATTTTTTTATAATTATTATGGATTTTTTGTAACGATTTTAATTCTCTTTCTCTTACCAATTCATTTTTCATGCTTTCAGTTACTTGAATA